CCTTGTGCTCTTCGCCGTAACGTGCGTACTCGGTACCGAACAGGGCGTTCAGACCGGGGAGCAGTTCCTTGAGCAGTTGTGCGCGTGAAATTGCCATGGTCTACTCCTTAGATACCAGTGGTGTTGTTGTAAGTGTGGGTGTTGATCTTGACGACCATCTCCACATACGCATCGGCACCAGTGGCGGTGGCAGGCACGACGTCCACAATACGAATCGGATATGTAGCCGTTGTATTGGTGGTGTCATCAATAGCCTGTGCGGAATCGCCCGAGGTGGAACTGCCGGAGTTCAAAACGAAGATTGCGTTTTGACCGACAGCGGCACGACCCAGAGTAGCGATCGTGGTGCCAGAAGACACAACGGCCACTTGGAACAGAGCGCGGGGATCATCAACAACGTAAGCCACAACGTTGCTCACACCAGACGACGGAGCGTACTAGGCTTGAACGGTTTGGCCGGACGAGTTGGTGTACTGCACGCCAACACAAACGCCAAGCGCTTGAGGGGCGGCGGTGCCATCAGCGATAACTGCGCACTTGCCGGTAGCCAGCAGTTCGACGAGATCGCCGGTGTAGATGGCGCCGGAGTCAACCGGAACCAGACGGGTAGAGCCTGCATACGGAGTGCCGCCGATACTGTTGATCGGACGGAAGCCGTAGGGAGCGCTCACTGTGGGATATGCCATGGATTACTCCTTGTTTACTTTGAACCTGAACCAAATCCACCACGCGTGGTCGACGATTTCTTCTCAGAAAACAGCGGCATGCGCGGGTCATTGTTTCGCAAAAAGTGGTTGTCCACTGAGTCCATCTGTCCCTGAGCCATGTTGTTGTAGTACTCCTGACGAGCACGGAATTTTTCAACGGGCATCTTGCAAAGCATGAGACCGCCAATTTCCACGTTGCCAGTTTTCTCGTTCCCCATCAGCATCAGTTCCGGATGGTCTTCTGCCTTCACCGGCACCCAGCCTTCGCGCATCTTTTGAGACACGTTGGTTGGGGTCGCCTGTCCCAGAATGGCTGTGGCTACCCAGTGGTAGGTCCATCCCGGCTCAGGTGTCGGATCAGGCAGGTTGCTCGGCGGCACATAGACTGCACGAGCGGATTTTTCGCGTGACTTTAGATCACGGGGGCTACGGTCTTGAGTTTCAACCATTTTGGTTCTCCAGTTTCAAAACTTCCTTCACATACATTTGCGGATCGAGGTTGTACTTTTTGATCAACGCCGCTTGAGACGGCGTCAGTTCAACCTTTTTCTTGCCGGTCGAACGACTGGCAGGAGCCACAACAGATGCTGGTTTTTTAGCCGGAGTCCCTTGAGACCGTGGCTTGTCGTCTTCGCCCCCAAAAACTTCAGGGAACTTGGACTTCACGCGAGCGTCAATCTGCTCGAAATATTCATCGGTGCGGGGGTCTACCCCGTTGTTGACTAGTTTTTGATGCAGCCCTAGTGCGTAGCTGGTGACTTCCTCAAACCCGGGGGAGCCGAACCACTGGTTTTTTGCCTGCCAGCGCAGTGTCTTTTCGTCGGCCCGCACCTGTTGAGTTTGCGGTTGAGTGTTTTGTACATCGTCTTGCTGCGTTTGTAAAGGGGCAGGACGCATATTTTTTGTATTCTGCGTCTCCCACTTGGCCTCCGCCAACGCTTCCTGCGCCGCAATAATGGCATCAGTGTCAAATGCCTCCTGCGCAGCTTTTAGTTCCCGCCGCGCTTTCTCCAGTTTGGCCTCAGCCGCTTGCTGGGCCATGGTCATATATTGCTCAGTCCCAGACTGAACATACTGTTTGAGGCGTTTGTTCTCCTCAATCATGGCCTGAGCCAGCCGTTCCAACTCGGCTTTCTCCCGAGCCATGGCCTCTTTGGCCCTGCGCTCGTCGTGACGAGCGTGCGTCAATTCCTTCAGACGCTTCTTGACGCCCTCTGTATATGTATCCAGTTCTTCGTCGGTCGGATCGTTGACTTCCCGGTCCAAGGGTTTGCGGCCCCGGTCGCGCTCAGGAGTGTCGTCGACGATTTCAATCTCGACTTCGTTGTCAGCATCTGCCGTAGAAATTTCAATTTCTGTATCGGTTTGCTTTGTGTCGTCCTGCTCGTCAGGAAACTTAAATTCGTTTGCCATTTCTGCTCCTTCAAACGCGGGTAATACCGCGAGGGTCTTGCACTACTGCGTCCACCTGATCGTCGTTGATCAGTCGGAACTCTTTGCCAAAAATCTTGAAACGCGTACCGGAATACGTACGTACCAAGATAAAGTCGCCTTCCTTGCACCAAGCCCCGTTGGGAAACTTGGCTGCGTCTTTGTACGCGTCAGGACCGACTTTCAAGACGAACAGCACGGTGGTCGCGTGTTCTTCCTGTTTGAGAATGGACGTTGGTTTGACCAAGTCCAGTTCAGTGCCGTCGAGCTTTTCAGACACATCGGGCACGATACACAGCAGTTTCCAGCCGGTAGGAAGCGGCAAGCTGGTTGCCTTCTCCTCAGGCGCGGCATCCTTTTCAGGCTCGTCCTTTGGCTGGATTTTTGGCGGCATTGAAATGCCGGGGGGCAGAATGAGTTCACTCATTGGCTTCTTCAACTTTCTTTGCAAGGTCGAGGAGATGACGCTCTGCAACGGCTAGACCTTGAATGACGCCGCAGAGTTTTTGGTATTCGTCAAAAGAGCGACACGCTCCACCGGCCAAGTCATCGGTGTAGTTGTTCATGTCGGTGCGTAGCTTCTCGCGCAGTACGCGTGCGAAATCTTGGATCATTTAGGTGAGGGTTTACCCTTATTAGGTTGAGGGCGTGCCGCCTGTTGGCGACTGCGGGCGATGTCGATGCCCATGCGGACACCGTCACGTTCTTGGTCTGCAGCGAGTTTGTCGGCTTTGAACGCCGCATCGACTGCAATTTGTTTTTCCCTGAGCCTGATCTCGTCTGCCCGGGCGGCAGCGTCGACCTGAATCTTCTTGTCTTTGAGCGCCAAGTCCTGCGCCCGTAGCTGAATTTCTTGCTGCTGCATCTGTAGCACAGGGTCTTGGGCTTGCTGCTGCGCCTGCTGCTGGGCAGCTTGGGCTTGGCTTTGCTGGAGCACCTGTTGTGCAGCCTGCGCCATCATGGCCGAGAGTTGCAGTTCTATCTGCGGGGGGAGCTTCTCGTCCTCGGGTGGCAAGGGCATGCCCAACTGTTGCTCTATCTTCTGGCGGTATCCAAAGCCAACGTGCTCGGCAATGTGGGCCATCATCGCAGCCTGAATCTGCGGCGCTCTGGGGTTCTGGCCAACAAGCTGCATGATGATTGGATCCTGCATGGCCGACATGTGGACTTGGATGTGTGCCTGATGGTCTTGGTACTGGAACGCTTTGAGAGGCTCTCCCTTGAGCGCAGCCATGTTCTCGGTGACCGGGTCTCTCGGTTTCTGGTCGTCTGGCAGCGGCACAAGCTCGGCAGCGTTCTTGATCCCCAGCACCTCCAGCATGCCCCTGTGCAGCTTGGGTAGGTCGTAAATGTCCGGTGCCATCTGCGCCATCTGAATGACGGCTTGGTACTGGACAACGCGCTGGCTCATGGTGGCCGCGTTGGGGTCGCTGACCGGGATAATCTCGACGTGGCTGTAGTCCGACTTCTTGGCCTTGCGCGGGGCATCGACCGGCTCGTAGTCATAGTCGTCGTCCGTGTAGTCACGGATGAGTCCAGCCAACAGCTTGAGTTCTTGTTTGAACGAGAAGTGCAGTCGGGCAGAGACCGCCGTCATGACTTTAAGCTGCCGCTCCAACAACGCCAGCGTGGTACCCACGGGAGCCTGCGCGGACATGTCGGAGACCTTCATATCCGCAGTTGCGGCGAACCTACGGCCTTCCTCGACGATCTTGTCCATCAACCCCGCCAGCACGGCGCTGGGCTCTTTATAGGGCAGAGGCAGGATGTTGTCCCGCAAGGCACCCGAGCTTATATCCACGTCCCTGAACTCACCCGGAGCGATAGGGGTGTCATCGCCTTTGATCCGCAAGCCACGGGTTTTGAGGCCCCCGGGCAGGTTAGAAAGGGTACCGGCGTCCACAAGTTGCCGCATGATGGACGTAGCCGATTTGGCGTACCCACCGATCAGATGGAACAGTCCGAAGCCGTAAGCACCAAAGCCCGGGATGTACTGGTAATGCACGAAGTGCTGGCGCTTCAAGTGCAGCGTGTCTTCCTCTTTCCAATTCCTCCGCAGCGCCAACACGTCGTTGGTGCCCTTGATGATGGTCATCACATAGGGCAGCGTGATCCCCAGCGGCTCTCCATCCTCGTCGCACTCGGTGAACTCATCACTCTTGACCACCAAGTCCACATGGCTCTCGTACAGCGTGTAGCGGTCGTCATTTAGATCGCTAAAGCCAGTTTCTTTGTCCTTGGCCTGCTGGATGTCGGTCTTGCTCTTGTCCGGGTCTGGTAGCTCGATGTCGCGGTAGAAGCCTGCCTGCTGGAGCTTGATGATCTCGCTTTTTGTTTTGCGCAGTGTGTGGGTGACTCGGTAGCAGGTGTCGAGGTCTGTCGCTCCATAGGGCAGGATGATGTCTTCTGCCGGGATGAACATACTGACTTGGCGTCCCAGATTGGGGTCGTAGTAGACCTTTTTAAA